GAAGTAAATTTAATTATTTACAAGGAACATTACCAGCAATTGATAATCAATATTTGTCACAAAGTACAATGGTCTCACCAGTGACTAGAGGATACAACGCTATGTCATCTTCGTTATCATTCGCTTCTACATATTACGATTACAAAGCAAAACAAAATAGATATGGAACTAATACTGAAAAATATGCGTATGAAGATTTCAATTTTGATGAATATGAAGAGGATAGATTATAATGGCTAAAAGAGACCCAAGCGCAGAGTTCAATCAAATGCCAGAAATGACTATTGAAACTCTTGATTACAATATGTTTTATAAGCCAGAGAAGGCATCTGTAAGCGATGGTTTAGTGTCATTATCTAAATCATTATCTAGTATAGTTCCTTCACTTACTAACTATGCAATCACTGAAGAAATTAAACTTTCTGAAAAAGAAAAAAATAAAGCAATAGCAGATTATAATTCTAATAAACAAGCTTTTGCACAATTAGTTAAAGGTGGAAAAATTCCAGAAGGTGCTAATCCACATTATTTTAATAAAATGATGGAATTAGATTTAACTAATAAAGCTAGAAAATTTAAAAATGAATTTGATAATTTTGCTTCAGAAAACAGAATTGAAGAAAATTTAACACCAGATGCCTGGAACGAACTTTACGAAACTAGATTAAAAGAATTTTTTGAAAGAGAAAAAATTGGTAATTATGACCAAGTAGCTCAAGCTAAAGCTTTCTTTAATGAAACTTCTGCTTTTAGAAATGAGAGAGAACAACAGCACATGGCTTCAAGAATGGCTTTCATTAAAAAGAATACACAAAATAATGCTATAAGAAATTACTCTGGATTATTCATAGAAGCTCAAAGTGATGGGCTAGATATGGATAGTTTATTTGCAAAAATAAAAAATGAAACTGGTTCTTTTATAGAATTAGGAACAGCTCCAGAAAGAGCAAATGATTTATTTCTTGCAGGATTTAATAAATATTTAGATGTTATTAATGACCAAGAAGGATTTGATTATGCAAGACAAGTATTAGATGGATTTTCGAATTTAAAATTAGGTACAGGTTTATTTGCTGGCGAAAAAGGTGGAAGAAGAAATGAAACTATTAGAGCAGAATTAATAGACACACTTAATGCAAAAGAATTAGAATTTTTAGAAGGAAGTAAAAAATCATTTAATGTCAAAGAAGATATTAAAAAACAAAATTTAGGAGTAGAATTTTTTAATTCATTTAATCAAGAAGATTTTGATTTAAGCACTTTCTTAAACCAGAAAGTTGAAGATGATAATGGTGAGTTAAAGTACAAATTTTCTAATAAAGATAAATTTTATATTAGAGGACTTAATGAAGCATTAAATAAATCTGTAGTAGTCACATCAAGTGACAGAGGTGCACTAGAAGATTTAATGATGTTAGAAGACAACAATCCTTATTTAGTAAAACAAAAAGCTTTAGAATTGGCTAGGGATGGAAAATTAACTAATGCTGATTTTAAATTTTATTTTAATTCTACAAATAGAAAACAAATATCAACTAGAAATGAATTTTTTGTTTTAAGCACACCTTATCAAAAATACACAGAATTATTTAAAAACAAAGATATAGCTAGTATTCCAGGCTTTGCTATGGAACTTCCATTACTTCGAGGTAAATTTGAAGAAGACATGGTGGCTTGGCATAGAGAAAATTCAACAGACACAAAATTTGAAAACAAACCTTACGAATATCAAAAAGCATTTAATGCGCAGGTTAAATTATTGATGGGAGATATATTAGCAGACAGTCAATTTATTCAGTCTGTTTATGACAGCTTTGGTAAAGAAATATCCAAGAAATTTAACATATTTATAGAAGATAGGAGACCTAAATAATGGCACAAGTAGTAAATGGAGTACCATTTCCAGATGATTATACACAAGAACAGATAGACGATTACTTTAAAAAACTAGAAGGTAATGAGCTTCCTACAGAGGAAACAAAAGAAGAAGATGAGGGAAGAGGAATACTTACAGATGTTCCTGTCCAAGCTGTTGGTGGTGTAGCCGATGCTGGTAAATCTGCATTAAGATTAATTGAAGGTGTAGGGCAAGATGCTAAAAGAAAATTTAATGTTGGTGGTTTTACATTTGGTGATAATGCTGAAAATGGTTTTGTTCAATACCATACTTATGATGATGTAATTAATAATAATATTAAACTACCTGTATCTGGAGACCCAACTGTTGTTGGTGATAGTGCATTTGAAAAAGCAATTCCAGACATAGATGATGCTGATACAGCAACAGGTGCAGTCACAAGAAGTATTTCACAGTTTTTATCTGGTTGGTATTTAACTAAACCTGCCAAAGGTTTACAAATTGTAAGTGGTGGTAGTAAAGCTGTAAACTTTGCTAAAGCAACTACAAGAGGAGCAGTAGCAGACTTTGTAGCTTTTGATGAAGAAACTGGAAGATTTATGGATATGGTTAATACACAGTTTCCATCATTACAAAATCCATTATTTGAATATTTATCTTCAGAAGGTAAAGACGAAAGTTTTTATGAAGCAAGATTAAAGAACGCTATTGAAGGTGCTTTACTTGGAGGAGTTATGGAAGGTACTATTAGAGGTACAGCTCCATTCCTTAAAAAACAACTACAAGGCTTTTCTACTTGGATTAAATTAAAAAGAAAAGCGATAGGTGGTAAAAATGTAGACAATGCTAAATTAGCAAAAATAGAAAAAGAATTAGCTCAACAAGCAGAAGAAAATTTCACAGCTAGTGGTAAGAAGAGTACACAAAAATTAATAAGTAGTATTATTGATGAAGCAAGCACTTCAGAAAAAATAGCTGGTGTAGTTCAAGATATTAAGAAGACAGCTACAGATGATGAATTAAGTAAAAGAATTGTAGATAATTTCTCTGGTTATATGGAGAGAGTACAAAAAGGTGGTAAGACTAATTGGAGAACTATAGATGAAAGTTTAGATTTAGGTTTATCTCCAAGAGCATACGCAGATACTAACTTTGGAATTATAGCTTTGAACGCTATGAGGAAGGTTATTAATGCAGAGAAAAAGTTTGATGTAATGTCTACAGAAATTATTGAGAGACAAGCAACTAAACAAGGTTATGACATAATACAAACTACAAAAATGTTAGGCCAACTTGGTAATAAAATGGAAGAAGGTCTTAAGTTTATGTATGCTTCTCAAGCTATTCAGCAAAATATTGCAGATGCTTTATATAAAATGTCTGTTGGTTTAGCTAAAGGAACTAAAGAATATACAGAGAATGAAGCTAAAATAACTACAGCTTTATTAATGAGACTTATGAGATTTGATGACAAGGTAGCATCTAATCTTGGTAGAGGTCTTAATTTAAGAGGAATTTTAAAAGACAGAAATGTTGATTTAGGTAATGACCAAATTCTTAATTTAGTAAGAAATATGGATAGTTGGAATGGTGATTTTAAAGCCTTCTATCAAGGTGTTGCTCAAGTAAGAGATAAAAACATGCTTACTAGAATTGTTGATTTTGTATTTAGAAATAGATTTTGGAATAGAGCAAACGAAGTATGGATGTCTTTTGCATTATCAAATCCTAAAACTCAAATAATAAATGTCGTATCAACAGCAAACAATTTATTTTTAAGACCTGCACAATCTTATGTTGGAAGTAAATTAACCTGGGGTATGGATGATTTTACTAAAGCACAAATGAAAGAGCATGGCGAAGATATAGCTCATACTGTTGCTGGATATAGAAGTTATTTATCAGATGCTTTAGTATTTACTAAAAAAGCATTTAATGATGAAGATAGTATTTTATTTGCTGGTAGTACAAAATTTGACACAAACACAAAAGCATTAGGAAATAGTAAAATTGCAAAAGGTATTAGAATACCTTTAAGAGGTCTTACTGCTATGGATGAATTTTTTAAACAAATATCATACAGAGCAAGATTAAGTTCTATAGCAACTAGAGAAGCAATTGAAAAAGGAGCTTCTCAAGATAAAATTGTAATGCAATTAAAAGATGGAACTAAAATTTCAGAGTTCGATGAAATGGTTGCAAAAAGATTTAGAGCAGGATTTGATGAAAGTGGAGTTATCGCATTAGATAAAGAAGCTTCAAGATTTGCAAAAGAAGTGACATTCACAAAAGAATTAGATGGTGTACTTGGTTATATTCAAAGAATTACAAATGAAGTTCCTATTATAAAACAGATTTTACCTTTTGTTAAAACACCTGCTAACCTTGCAATTCAAGCACTTGAAATGACACCTTTAGGTCTTGTTGGTAAAAATTGGAAACATGCTACAGGTACATCAAGAGACGCTGTTAGAATAGCAGAAGTAAGAGGAAGAGTAGCTGTAGGAACTACAATACTTGGAACAATCTCATTATTAAATTTAACAGGAATTATTACTGGTGGTTATCATCCAGATAAAGAAATTAGAAGACAACAACAATCAGTTGGCTTTCAACCTTATTCAATAAAGATAGGAGATACTTATATTGAGTATGGAAGATTAGACCCAATAGGTATGTTAATTGGTTTAGTTGCAGACTATGGAAATATTTATAGTGACTTAAATGATAGAGACAGAGAAAAAGTAGAAAATAATTTATTATCATTTTTAGTTAATCAACAAACTGGTGCAGAAGAAGATTTAGAAATGGGTAATAAAATATCTAATATGGCTATTGCTACATATAAATCTGGATTTAAAAATATTGCATCTAAAACTTATCTTAAAGGTTTAGTTGATTTTGTGACTTCATTTGATGGTAATGCTGTAGATAAAAAAGGTTTCTGGTGGTTAGAAAATAAAGCAGGTTCTTATGTTCCAAACATATTAGGTAAAATATTAAATGACCCATTCTTAAGAGAAACTGAAGGGTTTATGCAAGCATTTCAAAAAAGATTAGGTGGAGTAGGTTTACCTAAAACTTACAATGTATTAGGTGAAAGTATTGTGGATAGCACTAATGCTCCAGGTAGATTATTTAATAATTTATTTAATCCTTTTACTGTTAAGAAACAAAAAGATGATGAAGTATTAAAAGCTTTTATTAAGCATGAAGTAAATATTCCAGCATTACAGCCAGTTATCAAAGGTATAGATTTAACTCAATTTGTAAATCCAAAGACAGGTAAAACAGCTTTTGAAGAATATAATGAATTAATAGGTAAATCTGGATTAAGAAAAGATTTAGAGAGAACTATAAAGAGTAGAAGATTTATAGATGCTCCAGACCAAATAACATTAGATGAAAATAATAAGTTTGGTGGTAAGAAAGCGATTGTCTACGATAGAGTAAAATTTTACAGAGATTTAGAATTTAACAAAATTCAGTTCTCTCAAAAGTATGTTTCAAAAATAAATCCAAAAATAACACTTGGCGAAGCCTATATTAATAAAGATATTATTAAGAGAATAGGTAAAGCCACAAATAAATTTCCTACTGGTATGAAGAGTGGTGTCTATGATTTTATAGACCAGACCAAGTAATATCATAAGAGGACACTTTAGATATATAAACGATGTCATTTTTAGCAAGGGTGTCGTATACTGCCAATGGTAGTACAAACACCTTCTCATTTTCGTTTCCATATATCCTAACGAGCCATGTAAAGGCTTATGTAGATGGGGTAGAGGACACTAGCATTACATTCCCTACAGCATCTTCAGTTCAATTGTCATCTACGCCAGCTAATGGAGCTGTAGTTCTTCTTCAAAGAATTACTCCTTCAGATGCTAGGCTAGTAGATTTCCAAGATGGAAGTGTATTAACTTCATCTGATTTAGACCAATCAGCAGACCAGAATTTTTATTTAGCTCAAGAGACTACAGACAATGTTGCATCAAAATTAGGACTAGATGCTTCAGATAGATTTGATGCTTTAAACAAAAGAATTATAAATGTAGCTAATCCAGTAGACACACAAGATGCTGTCACTAAAAATTATTTAGAAAACACTTGGTTATCTTCAGCAGACAAAACAGCTTTAACTAATGTAAATAATAATATTGCAAATATTAATGCAGTAAATTCTAACTCATCTAATATTAATTCAGCAGTTTCAAACGCTACAAATATTAATACAGTAGCAACCAACATTGGTTCAGTAAATACAGTAGCTACAGATATT